TTTCAAGGAGTTTATCTTTTGCCTTATTTCTTACTTTTGCTTCTTCACCAGCGTCAGAATTAGACATTTTATCCAATCCCTCTACGGAATCAAGTTTATTGATTTCCAGAATTAACCAATCCCTGAAGTCTATAAAATCCTTATTTTCATTAAGCCGTTTTACGAGTTCATCAGTCATATAGTTAGTATAGCATAATCATTAAAGACCATGACTTTTTTTAATTGATTCTTTCCTTTTTTCCCTGTTTTGTCTTGCAATAGCTTGTGCCAATTCGCTAACTGGAATTTCAGCTATATCATTTTGATATGCTGCACTGTCCAGGGTATCATCGTTTGCTCCTTTTGGAAATACGACCATTTCATCTTCAAGATCCTTACATTCATTTTCTATATGGAAAATAGAACCGCTTGAGTATCGCGGAATAAGACCCCGTATGCGAACTTCTTTATTTCTTCCCGCAGCTTTTAATGGTATTACATTGGGAAATTTATTCCTTTTTCTGCATTCTGCATCAAAAAATGGCTTAATCGCTTTTAAATAAACGGTTTCTTCAATACCTATCTTCTCAAAATTTTCCTCATGTAATTTAAATACAAGATTTATTAATTCAGCAGGATCAAAATGGACCCGCATAGATTTAAAATACCAATTGTTCCTATTGTCAACATAATTTCTTGTCACTCCAGTAAAATCATTCTCTGCTTCCTTCCCACCTGGATCAATGGTTGCAAACTTTCTTGTATCTAACAATTCTACTTCAGCCCATTTTCTTGTTTTAATCCATGTTTCCTTAAATTCCTGATTTTCAGCAGTTATTGGATTACCTTGATATAACGCTGCAAACTCGTATGGTCCAAGAGTCGTTTCAATCCTTTTCAACTTTTCAATTGGATATTTTTCAGGCCATAGAGCCTCACCTTTTACACGAAAATCTTCATCTTTAGTTGCAACAGCAGGAAACTCAATTAATTTCCACTTATCAAAATATTCTTCACCATTTGCCTCATCTTCTTTTTGTTTTTTTAACAATCTTCCGATCAAATCATCTGTATGCCATCTGGTCATAATGACAATAATGGCTGTTGCCCCTTCTTGTCTGGTGTAAAATGTCGATCTATACCAATCCCACCGTGAGTCACGGATTGTTTTTGATGCTGCCTCTTCTCTATTTTTGAAAAGATCATCAATAATACCAATTTTAAATCCTTTTCCAGTGATTGATCCTCCAGCTCCAGCAGCTGTATAGCCTCCATTCTCATGTGTCAACCATTTCCCTTTTGCCTTTGCATCAGCTCTAAGTCGTGATTTAAATATCCTTTGATAAAAATCAGATTGCATTATGTCCCGTGTTGCAAATCCAAAATCAACTGCAAGATCTGAAGAATAGGAAGTAACGATAATGGGCCACTCTGGATGTTTCCCTAATGCCCATGCAGGAAACTTTTTAGTAGATAATTCTGTTTTCCCATGTCGTGGAGGAACAACAAGGATTATTCTTACATCTTCTCCTCTTTCAACTTTTTCAATGGATGATTGAAGTATTGTGGCTAATGTTTCATGAAACCACGTGTCCTGGTAAAGAGGATCTGTAGCTATTGCAAAATCAATTAGATTATTTTGAGCTTGATGCACCACCAGTTGTTCCTTTTCGAGAGGTGATACGCTCTGCGATTCGGTCAATTTGTTCATCATTGAAAACTCCTATTGGCTTTTCGTCTGTTGTCAAATCTGATTTTTCCCTAAGTCCATGATTTGCAGATAAAAGGAATTTTGCCATTATTGGATTATATCGTTCTGACAATCCTTTCTCCATTAATCTTGCTTTTTGTTCAACTAATATTTTATCCAATGCCATTTTAAAATCTGCATGTGCATCAATCCAATCATAAACTGTTTGTCTTGGAACTTTTATAAATTGACAATATCTTTCAATAGTTGGAAGCTTAACTTTAACTTTTTCCTCAAATCCGTCAGTTCTTCCACTCATTTTCTGAAAAGTATACTCTTTATCTTTGGCTTTTTTGAGATAAACATCAACTAATTTTATATATTTGGGCTTAAAAGTGTTAATTCTCGACATATTTTCCTTTCATCACTATAAATAGTATACACAATTTGTCAAAAAAGTGAAATTTATTATTAAAAACCCCACCTGATTGTCCAAGTGGGGTATAATTAATTAAAATTCTACTATTTTTCTAGGTTTTGTTGTAATGGTTGTCTCACTTAATTCATAATTAGGTTTATCATCACAAAGCGCTGATACAAATGAACTGATTAGATCCATTGCGTGTTTGTCATCTTTTGCAATAAATGTAAAAGATGTATATCTTGCGCCCGATAATATGAATTGAACATAATATGCTCTCATGTTTATCACCTCCTTTGTTAATGAGCTATTGGTTTCTGGAGGCTTAGGACAATCTAAACCTCTATATATATTATCTCATGACTTTTATTTTGGATTGTCTACACACACTAAATGGATAATGTTGTGGCTAAATGAAGTAAAAAAAACTTGTCAAGCCCGTTTTTTAGAGGTTGAGGCTAAAGAAGAAAAAACTCCTGGCTATTTTGCTCATCAATTCGTGATTTTTGAGGGTCTGACGTAACTATATCAATTATTTATATTTATCAATAATTTCCTTTGCCAAATCAGGATCAGGATCTTCTGTAACATTCCCCTGTGAATCTA